ATGAAAGGGGAGAAGGTAAATATCTCTGAAGCGACTGGTGGCCAGCTCAAGTCTATGGATGAAGTACGAAACTATATTAAGAATCAGAATAGAACTAAAAATACAGCTACTAATACAACTATTAATACTCCTAAAGAAATCGTAAAACCTTTTACAGCTCAAGGAACACAGAAACGTATTTATGATGAAGCTTTATCTAAAGGCTTGTCAGATACAGATGCTAGAACAGTTGTTGCTATGGCTCATTTTGAAAGCGGTGCTACTTTTAGCCCTACTATCAAGAATCCTAAATCTTCAGCGACAGGCGTATTTCAGTTCATAGATGGTACATGGAAAGTGGAAGGCGGTACTGCAGCAAACAGGCATGATCTGGATACACAGATTAAACTTGGTATCAAACATACTAAATCCAATATTAAGTACATTGAAAATAAGACAGGTGTAACGCTTACAGGTTCACAGATCTACATCCCTCATTTACTTGGTATGGGTGGAGCTGAACAGGTATTTAAAGCAGTCAAAGCTAATCCTGAACAATCCGCAAGATCTGTTATAGCTAAGTTTAGTGATGATCCTGACCATTTAATGCGTATTAACGGTATCCCTAAAGACTCAACAATAGGAAATGCAGTTCATTTCTTTACTAAGAAAATAGACGATATAACATCTAAGCATTATGGCGGCACTGGCAGTAAAGACAGACAACAATTCACAGATATAGCTGAAGCGCCAGTTAAAGACTTTTCAAACTTAGATGCATCTATACATAGAACAGATTTAGATACCTTTCCTGATTTAGACAGTAATTTTATTAGCGCTTTAGATGCAGACACTTTTATAGCCAGCCGTAAGCCTTACGATCCTGAACAACCTTTCGTTGATCCCATACCTAGCATGGTAATGGATAAGCAAGGCAACTTAGTATCTGATTCACCGTCAAATAGTTCTAAACCGACAGCAGAAGCGAATGAAGCTTTATATAAACTTTTAGAGCAGCTTGAAACACCTACAGTATTAAAAGCAAATGTGCCGCATACATCTAAGTCAGTAAAAATTAGTGATGATTTGAACAGCCCTGCCAAAGAATTTAAGCATGACGACAGCATTGCTGCTGAATGGAAAGAACGTCAACGCTACGAAGATGGCAAATATCACAAAGAATTGACCAGATCCTACAAAGATAAGGACGGAAATACAGTCCAAGAGCTTCAATATAGGGGCACGACATTGTCTCGTGTGGTTAATCATGCTGGTAAAACTGATTTCATTCACGTAGGACGATCAAATAAGTCTGATTTTGTGAACCATAAAGGCAATAAAGAGCTAGAAACAGCCTTAAACCGTATTTTTGATACCAACAACTACGGCTATTTATCACAAATCCCGAAAGGGCATGAAACTATAGCCAAGCTTGAAGCTAACCCTGACCTAGTCATTTCATCTAAAAAGACAGGTGAAGATCTGACTGCAGCTCAATGGAAAGACAAGCTTCAGCGTGAGCAAGACAATATAACAATGATGGCAAAAGCAATGAGTATGCTGGCCAAGTGTGCTTTGTCCAAAGCAGCATAAAAATAATAAGAGAATTGAATGAAAGACCAATGTAAAACAGCTGTGGAAGGCGTTTTAGGACGCAAACTTACAGAAAAAGAAGCCGATTTGCTTGAACAGCAATTTATTAAAGCAAGCCATGAACTGCCAGCAGAAGACATTAAAGCATGGAAAAGCATGTCCGATGCTGAAAGGGCAGAAGCAATTGCTGAACGTGCAATCAAAAACTATTCAGATCAGCACATTAAAGAAGTTACTAATCTAGTCAATGACATAGAAATACGTGAAAACCTGATTAAAGAAGTTATGAACCATCCTAAGCTGAACCCATTGGAGCTACTGAATAGGCGCTTAGTCATGCACACCGATCAATCTGGCATTCAATCCATTGAACACGATATAACCCACATTGAAGGTCAGTACATGGGAGCTTTAGCAGATGTATTTACTAAAACTCAAAAAGGCTTAGGCTATTTCTTAGATGGTGAAAAGGTTAAATCTTTAGTCCGTGAATTGTTTGGTACACCTTCAGGTAATGCTGAAACTGCTGCTTTGGCCAAGTCCATTCAAGAGACTTTAGAACAGCTTAGACTTCATTTTAATAGGTACGGTGGAGACATTAAAAAACTGGCCAATTATGGCTTACCGCAATCTCATAGCCACTATAAAGTGATTTCAAAAGGACAAGATGAATGGGTTAAATACGTCATGCCTAGAGTAGATAGATCCAAGTACAGACACGAAAACGGCTCATTGATGAATGAGACTGAAGTGGCTGGTGTATTACGCTCAATTTTCGAGACAATCGCGTCTGAAGGCCACAATAAAAAAGCAGTACAGAACCATCTAGTACAGTCGCAGACAGACTTACCGGTCGGTATCAATATGCAGAATTTGCATCAGCATCACCGCGAAGTACACTTTAAATCAGCGGATGATTGGCTTGAGTATCAGTCTGAATATGGTGAAGTAAATTTTCATGATTTGCTGAATAACCATGTACGCAGAATGACTACTGAAATTGCTTTAATGAAGAACTTAGGCAGCAACCCTGAAAAAAACCTGAAACAGCTTGGCCATGATCTTCTGAATCAAATGATGCAAGATCCAAAATACGTTAAAGAGCATAGAAAGATTCAGAAGCAGGCTGCTTTGGTGAACCGCCATTATGATGAGCTGGCTGGCCAATCTCTACCGATTGACTCTAATCTAGCTCAAGCTGGTGGAATGCTTAGATCGTGGACGGTTGCTTCCAAAATGGGTAGTGCAACCCTTACAGCGCTGACTGATATCGGCACCATGAAACTGACTGCTGAAATGAATGGAGTTGCATATAACAAAATTCTAGGCAATGAAATGAAGCAACTATTCAATAAAGAAAATAGAGACTTTGCTATTTCAATTGGCCTCGGCGTTCGCGAAATGAATAATGCATTATCGCGTTTTGGTGACGTAGATATTGCTTCAGCTTCAACTAAATTAGCCAATGCTGTGATTAGAGCGACAGGTTTGAACCATCTAACTGCATCGAATAAGCGAGCTTTTGGTATTTCTTTACTTCACCATATTTCTAATCTCAACTCTAAAAAGAAATGGGCTGACTTAGGCGACCAAGATAAGAAAATGCTCGAAGGTGGCGGTATCAAGGAACAGGATTGGAATGCTTTACAGCTGGTCAATCGTACAGAAGCGCCTAGCGGTGAAAAGCTAATCACGAATAAAGACATCTATAAAATGGATGATAATACTGTACTAGATTATTACGGCTTTGATCGTAGTGGCCATTCAGCAGAATCATTAGCAGACAATGCTTTTAAGCTTAAAGAACAGTTGGCCAGTAAACTGCTTAACCACATTTACACTGAAACAGATCTTGGAATTTTATCCGTTGGAAGCCGTGAAACTACGATGCTAGGCTTAAATAGTGAACGCGGAACAATGACAAATGAATTAACTAGATTTTTCATGCAATTCAAGCAATTTGGGCTGGCCATGATAGTTCGCCAATGGACTAGAGCTATGGCTCAAGGTACACCGCAAGAGAAGTTTGTCTACTTAGCCAAGCTATTTGCATACACCACTATTGCAGGCAGTATTGTGGCTCAGATCCAAAATATCACTCAAGGTAAAGATTTAGATGATCCGATGACTACGGACTTCTTCTTCAAATCCATAGTGAAAGGTGGCAGTATGAGTTTTGCTGCTGACGCTATCAGTGCAGTCAATGATGATACAGAAAGAAGCATTAAAGACTTCGTTATACCAGCGGCCTTTAAAGACGTTTTAAATGTAGGAACAATGGTATCTGGTGCAGGCAAGCATTACATAGAAGAAAGAGATTCCAGCTATGGAGCTGAAGCTGTTAATGTCCTTAAATCTAATATTCCTGGTCAAAATATTTTCTACACTAGGTTGGTATTCGACCGCTTGGTGATAGGTGAATTACAAGAAATTTTTGATGAGGGCTATCGTGAGAGAAAACAGCGTAGACAAGCCAATAATTACAACATGAGCTACTGGTGGGATCTGGACAGCGAAAATATCCGTACACCAACTATCAAATAACATAGTGATGTTTACAGTAAGCATACCACTGCTTAAATGTCTGAATAAACAAGTTATAATATTTATAAGATGACACAAGTAATTCAATATTTGGTTTTTCAATCATATAAAAATAAGTAGAACAATCTGGAACTACATAAATGGCTTCATTGCTTAAATGTTTTTTGAACATTCTTAAGTTGTAGAAGCAACTAGCAGTTGTTAATTGAAGCATTGCATTACTAAAAGGGTAGTCTGCTGAATACTTTTCTTGCAGAGTGTTTTCAATATCTAAGATATCTAGAATAGAGATAGGTATTTTCTTAGGATCACTGCTAATCACCAAATCATAGTAATACATCATAGGAAAAATCTTAAAAATACCCGCAACTAAAACTTGATCAGAATTAGTTTGAAGATAAGGGTTTGCTGCAATTGCTTTTTCATGTTTCCATTTAGTATCAAGTAAATACTGAACTGAGAATTGTTCTTCTAGATCATCAATATACTTGTGGTGAATCGGACACAATAAAATTAGATTGTTATATGTATTATCTTCACCTACTTGGTGAATATAGCGGGCTGCTCCCTCTCTTTTTCCATGTATATGACATCGTTCACCGTTCTGAATAACATAATCATATACTTGGTTAAGAACAGATTCTTTACAAATATTACAAAGTCCAGCTGAACGACTATATAAAATTTTAGTATCTTTTTCTGAAATAGCCACAAGATGACACAACAATAAAAAATTTAAATATCAATAACATAATAATGAGTAAAATAGAAGAATATAAAAGTGAACTTATCAGAGTTCAAGAGATCTGCATTTTAGATACCATTGACCTAGTTGAACGTGCAAAGTGCGAAGATAAGGCTACAAAAACAGGCCGTGGCAATGCAGCATGGCTTTATAAATCAAGCTTTCAATGTCTTGGTATCGCTGCGCGTATAGAACAATTATTAGATGCGCGTAATAAAACACAATCCATTACAACAACAGAAGAAGACGAAAAAGCTCAAGAAGCTGTAGCTGAAAAATTACTATTGGCTGCTAAGAAAGAGCTGACTAAACGTAAAGGTAAAAAGAAAAAGGATGGCGAAGAAGCTTAAACAAGCCAGCTTCGTAGAGTTCTATTTAATTTGGGGTATGGTCAATGAATGGCAGATCCCCGATTTCCATATTCAAGTATGCGAGTGGCTACAGGACTTCGGACACTTAGGCTTACTTATGATGCCGCGCGGTCACGCAAAAAGCAGCATCCTTGACGTATATAACGCTTACAGACTCTACAAAAATGCAGATGACTTAATACTGCATCAAGGCGCAACAGATGCCGATGCGTATAAATGCAGTCGCGGCACACAACAAGTCTTAGAAAAACACCCTCTAACTTGGAACAGACAGAAAGCAAAAGGTGAAATTGTTAAGTGGTGGGTACAAGGTTCTGAAGATGTCCGACATGGTTCAATGCACTGCCGCGGTATCCTATCGAACGTAACTGGTAGCCGTGCTAACTTCATAGAATCAGATGACGTTGAAAACATGGTGACGACATCAACACCTGAAGCGCGTGAAAAGCTCAGATACAGACTTTCAGAACAGATCCATATTTTAGTACCCAATGGCCAACGTCTGTTTATCGGTACACCACATAGTTTCGATTCGCTCTACACACAAATTCAGGAAGCAGGGGCGAACTGCTTAATCCTTCGCATGTTCCAATCTGAAGCTCGATTTACTTCAGGTGAACTAGAAGTCTCAACTACATTTAAGCCTGAATATTTGTTTAGTGGTATTGGTACACAAGCCAAGCTATTGAATGAATTTGGCGACTATAAAGTTGAGAAAAGGGAACATGACTATCTAATCAAACTCACAGCTAAACATGGCTTACTTGATGTCTATGCAGATGCCTTATGGCCTGACAGATTTACGCCTGAAGTCATGGAACAGCGTAGAAAAGAATGTAATACGATCAACGAATTCGATAGTCAGTATCAGCTCCATGCTAAGCCAGTTGGTGAAATTAGATTAGACCCTGACAGACTCATACCTTATTCAGAAGAAGTTTCCTGGCATCAAGCCAATGGCCATATAACAATGCTGCTAGGTGATAAAAGGATTGTCTCAGCAACATTAAAAATTGATCCATCTTCAGGCAAAACTAAATCAGATGTATCTGCAGCTGCTCTTGTCCTGCAAGATGAACAAGGACGTTTGTATTGGCATAGATCTATAGCGCTTAAAGGAGATGTAGCAATTACAGATGAGAATGGCCAGTTTACAGGCGGTCAAGCTTGGCAAGTAGCAGACTTGGTAGACGAATTTAAGCTACCTAATCTTGTGGTTGAAAGTAACGGTATCGGTGGCTATTTTGGCACAATTCTTAGATCTGTATTTAAGAAGCGCAATATCTACTGCGGTGTGCAAGAGAAGCATGAAAATCAAAAATAAGCGAATACTCGAAGCTTTAGAAGCACCTTTATTAAGTGGATTCCTTTATGCACACCAATCTGTTTTAAAAGTGAATGGACAGGATAGTCCTCAAGTCAAAGAGATGCGCTTATTTGATCCATCAGTAACCAACAACAAGGATGACTATGTAGATTCATTGGCTGGTGCAGTGTCTGCCGAGCCAGTGCGAATAGGTAGAAATAATCTTTACCCAGCTTACAAACAAGAAAATGATTGGAAGCCTGATAACCAGTATTTAAAAATGACTCTCGACTTTTAAAATACAACTATTTATAGATTTATAAATACAACAACAAAAACAACTATAAAAAACCTAATTAGGATTAATAAAAATAATGACAGTAGAAAACACCAATCCAATTCAACACTTTACGGCCAATGGTGAAGCAACAGTCTTTGCAATCGACTTCGATGTAGAAGGAAAAGATAATATTAAAGTGACAGTAGACGGTGAAACAGTAACGGTCAATGACTACAGCTATGATGCCGCTGTAAATGCAATTGTATTTATTACTGCTCCTGCAGCAGGGGCAGAAGTTATCGTTGAACGTGTAACAAGCCTTGACCGTTCTATCAATTATCAAACGTACAACAACAGCTTCAGACCTGAAATGCTGAACTATGACTTAGACCGTATCTGGCACGTACTCCAAGAAGACCATATTACAGATGCAGAGATCCTAGCTCGTATCAAAGATGAAATTGAATGGAGACGTACACACAACACTGAATGGGATCTGTTAGCTCAAGCTAGAGAACAAGGTCTATTTAATGCCCTTAAATCCTATATGGACACTATCGGGGCAATGTCAGTACCTAATCTTTTTGATGGGATTACAGATAATGTTGTGATTACTGAAGATGGCGTAAGTCAACGTGTAACCAATAGAGATGTTAAGCAAGAACTTGCTGATTTACACACATCTTTATTTTCAGCGGTTAATACAGCTAAAACTTATACAGATACTGAAACTACTCGTGCAGTTAATGCAGAAACAACACTGAATACTGTAATTAATAATGAAATAGGCAGAGCCGTAGCCTCTGAATCTGGATTACAAAATCAAGTTAATGCAATTGGTGTTGGGAACAAAGCTTACTTAACCTATGCTGGAATGGATGCAGATAAAGCAAATATCGCCGCTAAATCAAAAGTAACAGTCACCAATGATGCAACAGCAGCTAATAACGGTGATTGGCAATACGATGGGGCAACCTTTACAAAGTCAAGTTACGATCCCCTAACTCAATCAAAAAACTACACTGACTCACAAATTAAGGCAGCTGTTTTACCAGCTAATTCAGATCTCAATAACTTAACCCTCACTAATGGCGGTTATTTCATTGTTAATGCCAATGCTTCATCTATGTTAAATATGCCAGAACAAAGTAATGGGTTTGGGTTTGAATCCGTTGACTCGCTTGGGAACAAAACACAATGGTATATTAGCCAGCCGTTAAACAACTTTTGGTTTCGTACAGAATGGAATGGTGTCTGGAAAGAATGGAAAAAGAATGCTGATGCTACACAAGTAATTCCGGTCACAACGCAAAGAACTGGCGCGCAGACTTTAGCTTCTTACGAAGATCAAGGCATCTACAACTTTGCATCTACTGCAACGATTAGTGATTTGCCTACAGATGCACAAGCTGGTGTTGGCTATACGCTAAGAGTAGAGAATTATTTAAGCGGGGATCGCTTTAAAATTCAATATTTGTGCTGTGATTCTGCTAAAACTGGGCTGAAATGGGAGCGCAGCTTAGATAAGCAAAATCACACTGTAGGGACTTGGATTCTTACGCCACGCTTGCATGATGCGCAGATCGTTCCTGAGAATCTTTCAGCGTCCTTCCGCTATAAAGGCGCTTTTACTTCCGTTGCTATCTCTGACTATAAATCAGATGGTTTATATACATTCATTACACCTATAGATAAGCCTACTGGAGCTTCCAGTACATCGGGTACAGTTGAGGTAAAAAACTGGTTTAGTGGAACAATGGTTCTGCAAACTTGGGTGACTTGGACTAAGCCCAATGAAGTTTTTATGCGATATATAAATTCTTCTGGTACAGGCGAATGGGTTGCACAAACTACCAGTGGTGGAAATACACAATTCGCTGGTAAAAAGATCATATGTTTTGGTGACTCAATTACTGAGTTTGGATCGTATCCGACTCAGCTAGCCAACCGCTTAGGGGCGACAGGTTACAACATAGGCTTCGGCGGCTGTCGATGGGGCAAACACTCAAATGCTTTATATGACGAAATGTGCATGTATAAAGTAGCTGATTATATTGCGACAGATAACTTAACAGGTTTAATGAATGCAGCGATTGCGCTGCGTGATTCATCACAAGCAGATGATAATACTGCTCAAGTTGCACGTTTGCAGTCGCTTGATTTATCAACCGTAGATTACGTCACAATTTTTCATGGTACGAACGATTTTCAGGGATTAAACCCTATTGGTACAGATAGTGATATGACTGGCGACACTGTGAAAGGTGCTATCAATCTAACTTTAGATAAATTACTGACCAAATATCCAAACATGAAATTGCTGCTTGTGACACCTATATGGCGAGCGCGACAGGTTGCTGGTGATGGGCTTGAAAGTGATGCAAAACCAAATAGTCTAGGCTTGTATTTGCGCGACTATGTAGAAGCAATTAAAGACATGGGTAAGAAATACCATATTCCTGTTTTAGATTTGTATAACAATAGCGGAATCAGTAAATACACAAAAAACCTGTATTTATCTTCTGATGAATTGCACCCTAATACGGTAGGCTACACGCATTTAGCTAATCTGATAGCTGCAAAACTGTCCTCAACGTATTAATAAGAGATTTTTGAAGGAAATCATAATGTTTAATTCAATTAACATGAAAAAATTAGTCTTAATAACTATGGTTTCCTTCTCTCCATTTATGCTTGCAGCAAGTACCTTTGCTGATTCTAAATTAGGCGCACAAGCATACCTTGAAACGAACACATGGCAATCCTATAAGCGTTATGATGCTTCACATTTTTTAATGATCCCCATGTTTTATGCTTATGAAAATGAGGATGCAAGTTTAAAAAGAGATTTTGATGCTTATATAAGCAGCTTTTATAAACAAAATGAAAATACGTTGGACTTTAAATCAAACAGTCAAAGATTAAATGATATTCAGTTTTTATATTTTTTAACGACTTATGCAGTATTAAGTGGAAATAAATACCCCCAATATACAAATAAGATGCTTCAGGACATTCAGGATATTTGGAATTCAGTCCCAGCATGGCAATGGGGTAAAAAACCATTTGAAAATATGAAAGCAAGACTGGATTGGAAGATGAAAGCCGATAAGTCAGAGGGATTTAACAGAGCGATTACTGACGAAGAGCTTTTTACTTTAGGAGCTGCAGCTA